ATCAAGTTCTTCAACCTCTTCTAATTCTACTTTTTGAATAGGAGATATAACTAATTGTGCTATACGATCTCCATTACATACTTCATAATTAACATTACTTGTATTATATAATAAGACTTGTATTTCTCCTCTATAATCAGAGTCTATTGTCCCAGGAGTATTTAATATTGTTAAACCAGCTCTTAAAGCTAATCCTGATCTAGGTCTTATTTGGGCTTCATATCCATTGGGTATAGATATATATAGTCCTGTTGGTATTAGTATAGATTTACCACTAGGCACAAATATACTATATTTTGTATAAGCACATAAATCCATTCCAACAGATCCTAATGTTTCATATTTAGGTAATGGATTATTAGATTTATTTACTATTTGTATCTTCATTTTTCAGTAAAGATTTAAGTAATTCTATTGTTTTTTCTTTTCCAAATACATTTATATAATCACTAATATCTTTAACATTATATATATTAAATATACTAGAATCTATAAAAACATATTCTATATTATATTCACTGGCTAGCTTTGCAGCACTTTCTTTGCCAGGTTCATCGTTGTCAAACAATATAACTATTTTTTTAAATCTTTCTGATAAATTATTGTAAATTTTGTTATTAAGTTTATCGTTTTCCGATTGTAGTGCAACAGCATTATATCCTAGCTCATATAAAACCATTATATCTTTTAATGATTTGGTTAATATAAGTAAATCTCCAGTTTTTGGTAATTGTTCATAACCTTGTATGTCAATAGTAGAACAATTAGTTCGCCATTTATCTTTTTTATATTCTGAATAAGGTCTATATATCTTAAATTTATCAAATATTTTATAAGCATACATAGGACTATCTTTAGTATATCTAAAAGGCTGTAAAATATCATCTATCCAAAAAAAAGATATAGGATATACATTATATTTTTTTAACGTCTCACGATGTATATAATATTGTAACCAATAATTATCATCGCTTTTAGTAAAATTTTGTCTTTTAATAGAAATAGATTTTCTTAATCTATCATAATGTTCTCTAACTCTTATACCTTCAACAGATGGCTGTAATATACCTTTTACGAATTTATCGTAAATAAGTTTTAAAGCTTGTTTATTATGATATAAATTTTCTATTTCTTTTACAAATGTTACAATATTACCTGTTTTACCAGTTGCCTGATCTTTCCATAATAATGCTCCATTTGTTGATTTAAATACTCCAAATGAAGGATGTTTGTCTTCTCTAAATGGGGAAGACATAATTTGTCCTACTTTAAATTTATTACCTAAATAATGATAATAAACATCATATTCAGTAATTTTTTTAAGTAGTTCTTCTAAACATAAATTTTCTATGACGTGATTCGTGTTGTACACCATAACTATATATGGGGGGTCTTTCAACCCCCCGGTATATTAGTTAATTAAAACGGCAAATCATCAGGATTTGGTGCTCCGGGAGCTAAGTCATTATCCATTGTAGCTTGAATTCTATCTGTGTTATATTCACCTTGAGAATCAGCAACTTCAATAGGCTTGGTTGCAAATGGGTTTTCATTTGAACTAGTTTCTACATCAGGACGACTTTTTACCATTTTATCCATAGCTGTATTAATAGATAATTTGCTTTTTGTAACTTCCATATTTTCTATGAAAGGCACATAATTAGGCAGAGTAGTATAATCATTGTTGTTTAATACAACCTTAAGTCTTACTTTCTTACCTATATAATTATCACCAAGAATTTCTATAGACTTTTTAACGAAAGTCTCAAAATCAGTGGCTTCAAAAATAAATTTGTCTTCATCGACAAACTTTGTGATTATATGTTTAAATCGTTTGATCTGATTTATTGTTTTGTTTTCAAGTTTTTCTTGATCTTCATCTGAAGGTTCGTATTCAGTATGAATCAAGATTTCTCCTTTATCATTAATAAAATGAAAAGCAGCAAACTTGTTACCTTTTTTTGATTCGCCATATACAATCGGATATTTGCCTTCTTCAATATGCTTTAATTCTGCATTTTCATGAATGGCTGGACCCATAAAATTATTGAGTCTACTTTCTGAATTAATATCTTTTGTTACGTTATACATGTACGATGTTTTAAAATTCCTAATTATTTGTTGTTAGCGAGTACTTTTCTTACATATTGTAAAAAAATCTGTGCGTCGTTTGGTATAGATTCTTTACCTTCTTCAATAAAAAGCGGTGGTGTCTTAGCCGATGTTTTACCATCAGATAATAAATTGAGTATATACTCTCTTTTACCAGTACTTAAATTTACTTCGGCAAATAAAACTATTGTAAAGTCTTTTTCTATACCTGTTTTATTCCACTCATTGCCTTTTACAGCAATTCGTCTTTCTGCAACGCCTTCTTCTGTTTCAACATTAGCAGAATGTGCAGTAACGATAATATCTTTTGGATATTTTTTAATAAGAAACATTAATTTTCCTATTTCTTCGTTATAGTAATTCCATGTGTCAAAACCTTTCTTTATTTCTCTTGCTGTTTTAAGCAAGCTATCTGTGTAAGCGGAAAAACTGTCCAGTACCACTTCTGTAATCTCTGGGTTTTTGCCATATTCGATAAGTTTCTGATAAGTTTCCTGCCAACTATTAGGAGTACAGTAATGTTTAAATTTGTTTATAAAAGGTAATGGTTTGCTTTCTGCGTTTATGAATCCACAAGTTTCAGGATTCATATTCCGAAAAGCCATTGTTTTTCCCTTTCCAGACATACCTACTATAGCTATCTGATAAGGTGTCGGCATATTATATTTTTTTAATAAATCATTGTTAAGTAACCGATATTGCGTTTGGGTTAGTTTCCTACCTCGGTGGCATATTCTGTGCTTTTGGAAGGCGATGAATAATCTTAACTGTAGCCGCAGTATAATGACTTATAGTTAGTTATTAAACATCAAGATATTCACGTCCTAAACGGTCTTGTCTAATCCATAGTCTTGTGCCATCGACAACAATATATTCCCGTCCATTAAATAAATCAAGTTGACGTCTGTATGAATGCCATCCGATCTTAACAAAACGATCAAAAATAGTAATCTTTTCTTTAATTTGCACTTTGAATGCGACAACAGTCTTAGGTTGAGGAATAGGTTCTTCCACAACGAAACGAATCGTAGCCGTTTCATCTTGCTGTAATTCAAGAAAATCTCTTAATAAATTATAAATTTGTGTGTAGTTTTTCATAAAGAAAAATGTATTTTCTTCAGGGATTAAATTTGCAAGTGGTGACTTAACATAACCATTTGTTAATAATTCTAAATATTGTTTTTCAACATAATATTCAGACTGTTGATTGTTAAGTTCTATAATAAAAGCATCTCCATTTTTAATTGTAAAAATAGGACGCTTTTGTTTTTTGGTACATCTCTTACGGAGTAATTCTGTAAGTTGTGACCAAAAGCCTTGCTTTTTAGCCTGATTTATATCATCTATTATTATTGCAATTCTTTTGTTCATAAATATATATAAATTTGTTAATATTCGTCAATTCTGTTATACTTTAGATTATTTATAAAACTAAGTATTCTAGGTTCACCCTCACGAACTTTGAGAAAGTGCATGTATATTTTATTTTGTACAGGCCAATTATTTGGAGAATAAGATTTTATTCCCAATAGTTCCGGGCGGTGTAGTACAATTACATAATCTGAAGCTTGAAATAATGAATCAGAACCAAACAAATCTCGTCTCATTGGAAAATGCATAGCTGCATTGGTTATCCTTTCAGATGACTCAATATCTCTATTCATTTGACTAAGTTGAATGATAGTTGTTTTACCTTTCTTTTTAACTTCCATAAAGACTTTTTGCAAGTTTGCTAAGGTTTCCCTTTCTTGCTCTCCTGNTTTTCCACGAGTTAACAAAGTATGATCAAGTATTACTATTAACCATTTATCTTTTGTTTTTTCGCTATATTGGAATTTTCGTATAGTTTCATGTATTTGATCCACAGTACATGGAGCATCTACATAATATACGGGATAGTGTTTAATGTGTTCCGCTTCTTTTTCAATTACTTCAAATAATTCATCAGAAACAGGGTCACCATCATAACCTGATGAATATAATTCACCAGTTGTTTTAGTAAGTTTATAGGATAATTTTCTACCAACTTGCTTTGAACTTAACCAATTTGTTATCGCAAAGGCTCTTTATCCTTTACATCTGCATTTTTTACTTGTTATATGCAGTTCAGACTATATCTTCAATCTATCAATTTTTAGATTGTCCCGCTTTCGTGGTAGAATTATTGTCTAATTTAGACTCACTACTAGTCGTTGAACCTTCTTCTGTGTTACCACAAAAGCTTGGCTGCTGATTGCCCTCTTCAGGGGTTTCCAGACAATTAACGGAATTACGAAACATTGATCTAATTTTGTATTTCATACAAGGAATTTTTTCAATATGAGGTATTACTAAATATTCAAATAAATTTCTAGAATTAATTTTTATGTATAATCTATTATCTTTGGTTATTGTTGTTTCAATTCTAAATTTATTTAATAAAAAGTTTTGAAATAATTCTAAAGAATTTTTATCAAATCCACAAGATGCTATAATATAAGATGTGTTTTCTGGATTAGAACTAGATAAACTACCATCATCCATATATAACACAGCTAATGAAAAATCTGTAAAATTATTTAATAATTCTTTAGTTATTATTTTCTTTTTATTATTATATAACATATTATACATTTTTGTTATTTCAGAATTACAATTTGTAACTGTAACATTATATTCATAATATTTATTAGTTATTTTATTAGGAGTTTTTCTTCTATATTCATAGAATTTTGCTCCTAATGTTTTTAATAATTCTGTTTTCCATTTGTTATATTCATATTGGTGTGGTCCATGTTGGCATGAAAACATTGCATTTTTACAATTACTCGGAATTTTTATGTTTCCATCGCCTAACATACAACCAGCAAAAAATTCTAATTGTTTTTGTGTTATTTCTTGTGTCATGCTATTGAAAAATTGTTTATTACACAAGTTATACGTAAATACGTATATAAAGTTACAAAATTAGTAAAGTTATTTCAAAATTAAATGATAATACAATAATGTCCTCGTTTCTGTTGAGGTCAACAATATCGGTTTCTAAGCTGTTTACAAATGACGATTTACCACTACCACTTATACCAGCTATGGTCATTATGATATTGGGTTCAATTCCTCCCATAGTTGCATGATTAAATTTAGTCCACCTAGTCTTTAATGACGTAACAATACCTTTACGACGATTGTCAATATAGGTTACTATTTCTTCAGCGGCTTTTGAAATATGCTTTATTTCTGGGGTCTTGTCGTTAGATAAGGGTTGTACCATATCCTAAGTCTTTATTAGACATTAATACTTCATCTACTATATCTTCATAAGATGTCCAACCTTTATTGGCTATCCATTTGAAGACTCGCATCATATAAGGCATTGTTCCATTACTTTCACGTTGCTTTATTTCTGCTTTAAGACATTTTAAAATATGGTTATGTTTATCCCTGCTACGGCCAACATAGCTCAGATATAAATTTTCTGCATTGACCAAATCAGTTCTTAGAAAATCGATAGTTCCATCTGTTCTAGTGACTTTTTGTGGGAATTCTATTATAAATTCTTTAAACAAATTATCACCAAAAATAATATTTTTCGCTTTTTCTGTTAGCTTACACTCATTACTATCTTCTAATAATTTTTTATCTTGAAATACTTTTATATATCTTTGGTAAATATCTTTACTATCGTCTAACTTATAAATGGTATTTAAGTAATCTAATATTAGATCTGTCTTATTTTCAGCCATTAATAATAATATAGCATAAGATTCGTAATTCAAGTCTAATTCTTTTACAGAATCTGTATTAAGTGTTATAAGCATTTATTTTAAAATTATAATTTCATAATATGGATTAGGTCTTATTTCTCTTTCTAATGTAAACAAATGTTTCCATGTTAAGTTTACGCCTAATATATATTTAGCCATCCTAATAATATCATAATCTGTCATACTCATTACAAGAGGACACTCTTGTTTTAATATTTCTAGATATATTTTTGCATCAGTAAAGGATGGGTTTTTCTTACTATTTGTTACCAAAGAGGTTATATTATTTATAACTTCTTTTTCTTTTTGTTGTTTTTGTTCATCATTAATACGGAATAATGTTTCGTTAACTTTTGTTTGTATTAGTGATTTATATAATTTGTTTTTACTCATTGTTAGAATAATTTGAGTTGTTTGTCTTCAATTTGATTAATTACTTTATATATTTCTGATATATAGTAATTTTTATTAACACCATATTCTTCAAATGATGTATTTTTGTCTATATCATTTAATAATTTGACGTTAAATCCTACGCAATAGTTAATTTTTTCATCCGTTTTCTTATCAACTTTGTATAATTGGTAACCAGATTTTGATATATAGAATCGTACTGTATCTTGTAAAGGTTTTCTCTTTATTGTATAATCATCTATATAATACAGATAATTTTCAAATTTAGAATCAATCTTTTTTGCAACACAATACTTTAGTATATCATCACAAGCTTTAACTGTTTCTTCTGGTCTAATATTATTAACAAAATAATCATATAATGCTTTTGAAACAATAGGTTTATCTACACCTTTTTCTAAATCTAAATTTTGAACAAAATCACCTTTTGTTTTTATTTTATTTGATTTAGTAATTGCAATGTAATTATTAACATCCTTTCTGATATATTTTTTATATTCTGTAAATTCTAATTCAAACATTGTTTCTTCACACCATTTCTGGCATATATCATTATATAATTCTCTTTTATCCTTTGGCACTATAGTTATTATACCATCTGTATTAGCAGATATAACTTTAAAATCTTGTAATGTTAGTCTTTCTATAAGCATTAACATAAATAACTGACCATTAATTGTAGTCCTTAATGTTACTAACGGATCATACAACCAATGATTTTCATTGCCAGTTTTACCAAAAACACTATTTATTGTAATTTTTAACGTATCGCTCTCATTCATATGACCAGCATGTTTAGCAGCTAATCTTCTATCTTTTATTTCTTTATATAGATCTATAAAAGCAGAACCTAAATGAGCAGGCACAAAATTGTAATTAATTATTAAATTAGGATACATTGAAGATATATCACAATCAATCAAATCTTCATTATCATTTGCTTCAAATGATCCTGGTTTATCATCAGAATGTAATCCACCAAAACCCATTTTATAAATTACACCGTTATATAGTATATTTCGCCTTATAAATGGTCGTCCTTTATAATATACAGATCTTAATAATTTATATAATATAGAGTTTAATTCTGGTGTCTGAAAGTTAATTTCTGGTAATATTACATTTTCAAAATGTATTATTTCCCTATTGGTTCTCATTTTTTTGAGTTCCTTTACAGGTATACCTGTTTTTTCAGAATACAATTTTTCTAATAATCTATTAGCCATACCACTCTTACTTTCAGAAATAACATTTATTTTATATTTTTGACTAATTTCCCAACGTAATATTAAAGCATCTTTTAATTTAATATATAATTGTTCCGTTATGAGTACATCATTGAGGTTATATTCATGTAATAACTGTAAATCTTTTTCTTCTACCATTACAGTATGTTTTAATGGTAGGTCTTGTATTTTATGCCATTCAAGGTTAACTGCTACAAGTTTTAATGACTTATGTAGTAAGTTACCTACTTTCATTAAATCTATTCCTTGAAATGGTATATTATAATCTTTTTGCCTTTTATCATCTGATATTATATCATTTGATAGGGCATATAATAAAGCAGTAATATTTTCAGCGAATTCATGTTTAAACAATTTATTATAATTGTTATATATAAATGCCATTATTTGATCATCATAATTAAAAGAGTTATATCCTATTACCCAATCATTTTTACTAGCATTTAAAAAAGCATATAAATCATCTATATCATTTCTTGTTTTATATACAATGAATTCTTTTATTGTTTGACTATTTACGTTTTTAAATAT